GTATAGCATCCCGTCCGGCGTCAACCCGCTCGTGCAGACGCACGAAGAGGAAATGATCTTGCCCAAGGCTGAATCCAACGCCATTCGCGACATGGCCAACGGCAGCAACAGCGGTGGGTTGACCCTCAACGGGGTGCAGATGCCGGGCGGGTTCTGGATGATGCACCAGGACGAACTCATGAAGGTTGTCGGCAACGGCAACAAGTACAACCGCGGAAGGTCTTGAAATGGGACAACTGGTCTATCCGACTCTGCCGGGTCTTGACTTCAGCGTGGTGCGCGATGTGATCGCACCCCCTGTTGCGATCAAGACTACGCCGAGTCTGCGTGAGTACCGTGGCCGGGACTCGACGTACACCCGGTACGGGTACACGCTGGTGTACGCGTTCCTGAGGTCCGCCGCTGCGTACAACGAACTCCAGACGCTGCTCGGGTTCTACAACCTCGTCGGTGGTACGTTCGACAGCTTCCTGTTCACGGACCCTGATGACAGCGTGGCGTCAGCGATGCAGTTCGCAGTCGGCAACGGGTCCACCACGGTGTTCCAGCTGACTCGCTCTGTAGGTGGGTTCGCGGAAGCCATCTACGACTTCAACGGCAGCGTCAGCGTGTTCGACAACGGGACCAATGTCGGCTCCGGTGTCAGCGTGTCCAGCACGGGCGTCGCAACGTTCACCACGGCTCCGGCGGCAGGACACCTACTGACGTGGTCAGGCAGCTACTACCGTCGTTGTCGCTTCACCGGAGAGAAGATGTCCGCTACCAAGTTCATGAACCTGCTGTGGGAAGCCCGCAAGGTCGAACTCATGTCGGTGCAGTCATGAGAAGCGCACTCTGGGAGACTTCTGCCGGTGCGCTGGTTGCGCTGCTCAACTCCGGTGCGCCTATTACGATGGCGGACCTGTACACCATCACGCTCACCAACGGCACGGTGTTCCGATGGTCTGGTGCAGCGTTTGCAATCACCGGCAATGGCAACACCTGGGTGCTCGGGCCGGGCATTCAGCGTGGCAAGATCAGGTGGACAACGGGCGTTTCGGTGGACGACCTTTCCGTCATCTTGACGGACAACATCGGCACTACCATCAACGGACTGTCGCTTCAGGCATTCATCCGAGGAGGCGGGCTGCTAGGCGCAAATTTCCAGGTCGACAAAGCGTACTGGGGCATCGGCGCAACGGCTCCGGTCGGCGCGCTGTTCGCGTTCAGTGGGACGGTCGCAGAGGTCAAGGGCGGTCGCAACAGCGTAGAACTCACGGTGAACAGCCCGCTCCAACTGCTGGACACCCAGCTACCGCGCGAGATCTGGCAATCCAGTTGCCTGAACACCGTGTACGACAGCGCGTGCACGCTAGCGGTCGCCAGCTTCAGCGCAACCGCGACGGCCACCAGTGTGACCGACACGGCTCGCAGCGTTTTCAATCACAATCTGTCGCAGGCTTCCGGGTACTTCAGTCAAGGCTACGCGCTTGGGCTGACGGGTGCCAACGCTGGGATTCAGCGCGCCATCAAGACTCACACCTCGTCTCAGATCAGCGTGCCTCAGCCCTGGCCGTTCGCAGTGGTAATCGGAGACACGTTCACAGTGGTGGCGGGCTGCGACGGCACACAGGCGACGTGTACCAGCAAATTTAGCAACGTCATACACTTCCGGGGACAGCCCTACATACCCACGGCTAACACTGTCCTATGACCACCCGCCAAGACGCCGTAAACGAGGCCCTGACATGGCTGGGTACCCCGTACCACCACCACGGACGGGTCAAAGGTGTCGGGGTGGATTGTGGTCAGATCCTGATTGCGGTCTACAGCGCGGTCGGTAAGACGCAGGCCCGCACCATCGAGTACGCGCACGACTGGCACCTACACCATGGTGAAGAACAGTTCCTAGCGTTCTTGGACTCGTTCGGAGCGCACGAGATCACCACTGCACCGCAGCCCGGCGACATCGCGGTGTACAAGTTCGGCCGGTGCTTCAGCCATGGCGCAATCGTTATCGATGCACGTACTGTGGTACACAGTTACATAGGCCTCGGAGTCGTCGTCAACAATACGGACGATTACCCATTAGATTCGCGCGAAGTCCGGTATTGGGCTTTCGACTGGAAGGAATGAGATGAGCGGCTCCACGATCAGCACAAGCGAGACCCACCTCGACGCATTGACGGTTCAATCGTCTTGCTACGGTGGCGTCATACCGTTGTGCTTTGGGTTGACCCAAGTGGCGGTGAACCTGTTGTGGTACAACGGTTTCAAGAGCATCCCAACCACAACGTCGAGCGGCGGCAAAGGTGGTGTCAGTCAGACGAATACCACGTACACCTATGCGGCTGACCTCATCATGGGGATCTCAGGCACGCACATCACGTCCATCCCGCGCATCTGGGTCGGCAAGAGCCTGTACTCCGGGGGTGTGACCGGCTCTCAGGTCATCACAGTCACCGAGCCGTATACGGTGCAAACATCAGGCTCAATGACGTACACGTTGTTGCATGCCAGTACGTTCGCAGGTATGCAGTCCATCACGCGTACCATCTCGGCACAGGACGGTACGACTGGCGTGGTGGTGCCCATCAGCCTGGGTACAGACTACACGGTCGAAAACGGCATCGTCACCATCAAGAACAATGCGCTGCGTACGCAGTTGCTTCAAGTGACGTACCAGTACACGTCTGGCATCGTGTCTTCTTCGGCCCTGGCAGGACTGGGGTTCACGCTGATCAAGGGTGACATTGGTCAGTCCGCGTGGTCCGGCCTGTCCTCATACGGAGTGCAGAACATCGCGTACAGCGGTATCGCTGCCATTGCTGCAAAGCAGTACAACCTGGGCTCGGACGCATCCATCGCCAATCACGTGGTGGAAGTCGTCGGTCCGTTCGCGTATGCGCTTGGCGCGTCGCAGCCCGACGCCGATCCCGCGATGATCATGCGTGAGCTGATGTCCAACTCACGCAGCGGCGCGAATTTTCCTGCCGACAAAATTGACTTCGCCGCGTGGTCAAACTACTGCGTTGCGAATAACCTGCTGATCAGTCCCACCATCGACACCCAGCAGCGTGCAGCGGACATCCTGCAGGCGGCGGCAGATCTCACCAATAGCGCCATCGTGTGGTCTGGCAATCGGCTGAAGGTCATCCCTTACGGCGACACGGCAGCAACGGCCAACGGACGCACGTACACGCCCAACACGACGCCGGTCTACGATCTGGACGACTCGTGTTGGATTGCACCAGGAGGAATGAGTCCTCCGGTGGAGTACGATCTGAAAACCAGTGCCGATAGGTACAATCACGTGCGTATCGAGTACCTGGATCGTTCTCAGCAGTACAACGTCGCCATCGCGGACGCACGTGACCTGACGGACATCCGCAATACCGGCCTGCGCGACAAGGACACCGTTACGGCGCACTGGGTCTGTGTGATGAGCATCGCACAGAACATGGCGCAGCTGATGATGCAACGCAGCCTGTACGTGAACGCAACGTACAAGTTCACGTTGCCCTGGCATTACGCGTTGCTAGAGCCAATGGATCTGATCACCTTGACGGATTCAAAGCTGGGGCTTTCCAAGTGGCCTGCGCGGATCACTACGATCACAGAAACAGACAACGGCGACATCCAGATCGAGTGTGAAGACTTTCCGGCGGGCATGTCACACGCGGCGCTGTACCCGACACAAGACCCCAGCGGGTATCAGCACGACTACAACACGCCTGCAGGGATCGCACCTGACCCCGTCATCTTCGAAGGCCCAGCCGCGAAGACTGTGACGGGGTTGTCGGTTAGCATCGCAGTCAAACCCAGCACCAACCCCAACTGGGGTGGCGCACAGGTATGGGTGTCCAGTGACGGTACCAACTACCGGTTGCTCGGGTCTTCTTACGGTCCTGCTCGTGCAGGCGTACTGAGTGCCAACTGCGCTGGCGGTGATACAGCCATGAGCATCTCAGGTTTGGGCACGAGCCAGCTGACCAGTGGCAGTTCGGCCGACGCCTCGAACCTCACGACACTGTGCTACGTCGGCGGTGCAAACCCCGAATACGTTTCGTTCACCACGGCGACGCTGACCGGTACCGGCGCGTACAATCTAGCTGGTATGGTACGCGGTGCGTACTCCACCATCAACGGTGCGCACGTTGCTGGCGATGCGTTCGTTCGGGTAGATTCGGCGATCGTCGTGTCTGATGACATGGATCTATCGATGATCGGAAAATCGATCTACGTCAAGATCTGTTCGTTCAATCAGTATGGAGGTGCGCAGCAGAGCCTCGCTGACGTCAATGCAGTGATCTACACAATCACCGGTTACATGGCAAAGCTGCCTCCGACTGCACCAACCAGTTTCGCAGCATCTCTGGAACTGTACGGCGTTCGTCTCGTGGCAGGACGCAGTCCTGACCTGGATGTAACCCGCTACGAATATCGTCTGGGGAGCACCTGGAGTTCATCCACGCTGCTGGAAGGTGCTACGGGTACGAGCTATCTATGGCAGGTCCAGAATGTCGGTACGTATACGTTCTGGGTCGCCGCAGTAGACGCGTATGGGGCGTATTCGACTCCCGTGTCTTGCTCAATCACAGTGGGTGCAGGTACGGTGACCGGTCTTTCGCAGTACCTCAATGCTGGTTCTATCGTATTGACCTGGAATGGCGTGCTGGGCGCATTTGCCAACGCAGGCTACGAAGTCCGTTGGGGTGCATCGTTCGCAGCCGGCGCGTCCCTTGGCTTGTACAACGTGAACACGTACACCGAGCAAGTTCGGTGGGGTGGCACTCGCATGTATTGGGTAGCGCCCATCGATGTGAAGGGGAATTACGGTACTGCGGTGAGCGTTAGCGTAGCGATTGCACCGCCAGGAGCTATTTCCGGCCAACGTGCAGATGTAGTCGATAACAACGTTCTGCTGTACTGGAATCCTCCTTCAACTGGGGTGCTGCCGGTCGACCACTACGAAGTACGCAAGGGTACTGATTGGGCCACCGCAACGGTGGTTGGCAGCAACGCCAGCAGTACATTCGCTGCCGTGTTCGAACAAGTTTCAGGTACGTACACGTACTGGTTCGCTGCGGTGGATACGGCGGGCACTTACGGTACTCCGGCCAGTCTTTCCGCCACGGTGAGTCAGCCGCCGGACTATGTGCTAAAGGTGAACTACGATTCCACGTTTGCCGGTACTCTGACAAAGATGTATGTGGAGAACGGGGCAATGATCGGTCCGGTGGATCTCACCCAGACATGGGCGAGTCACTACACGACCAACGGCTGGACGACTCCCGCTGCACAGGTAGCAGCGGGGTATTCACTGTACGCAGAGCCCGCGCATACGTCACTGACGTGTTCCTACCAGGAGACCTTCGATTACGGTACCACGCTATCTGCATGTATCATCACGATCACCCCCACGTATACCGTGTTGGATGGTACCGTAGCCGCTACCTGCCAGATCTATTCAAGCACTGACGGTACGACGTGGACAACCCTATCATCGGGGTTTTCTGCGCTGGCCACCAGCTTCCGGTACGTGAAATACCTCGTGAAGTTCACTGGTGGCTCACTGTCCAGTCTCGTAAAGGTAACGAACATCAACGTCAAGCTGAATACCAAGCAACGCACGGACAGCGGGGCCGGTACCAGTAACTCGACCGGCGTAACGGTAAACTTCAATTACCCGTTTATCGATGCAGATACACCGTTCGTACAAGCGAATGGCCTGGACACACACAGTAAACCGTGGGTGGCAGCAGTAGAGTTCACGGACGTGCCAAACCCCACCTCCTTCATAGTTCACATCTACGACAGCACGGGCGTTCAAACGTCTGGCGTCTCCTTTTCCTGGACCGCACGAGGATACTAAATGACGACAGCAATCGACTTCAATAAGCCTGCGACGACGGATAACTACTCGACGGGCTTCGTACCGTTGCTCCAGGCCAATCTGCAGGCGCTAGGGATGATGCTGGACTCGGCGTTGTGCACGTACACCAACCTGCCGACCGGGACCAAGCGCATCAACTCTTCGACCGGTCTTCTGGAGCAGTACAACGGCAGCACTTGGGCTGCAATGGCCATGGGGTACGTGCTGAAGGCAGGCGACACGATGACCGGTGCGATGACAATCGCGCTGTCGGCGTCATCGTACAATCTGTCTCTGAGTGGCAAGACCACCACCACGGCAGTCTC